TTCAGCAGACACAATCACGACGACACCCGAGTCGGACATTTCGACGACGAGCTTCTACGCCAGCCATGTCATCACCGCAGGGGGTGTCGGTGGGATGGTGATGTTCAACGACGAGGCACACATGAAGCGGGCTTTGATGTTCCGTGACTGGGGTCGCATTGGGGACAATATCGAGGAGCCGTCTGAGCGGTTCAATCACTCGGTCGACGGCATTCCGTACGACTGGAAGTTTTTGTATGGGGTTGCGGGGTACCATCTGAAGGCGTGTGAGATGAACGCTGCATTTGGATTGGCACAGTGGGCGAAACTGGACGGTCTTCTCGCGAAGCGTCGCGCCAACATCGAGCGATACATGGAAAACCTGAAGGACACAAAGTACTACCTGCTCCCGGACGACTCTCGCAAGCCCAACTGGCTTGCGATTCCGCTGATGTGCCCGGACCGTCTCGAGTGTCTCAAGTTTCTCGAGTCGAACGGGGTTCAGACGCGTGTGTGCTTCGCAGGGAACATCACGCGTCATCCGGCGTGGCGTCAGTACCTGAAGGAGTTTGATGGCGCAGACCATGTGATGCGTGACGGTTTCCTTCTCGGTGCTCATCACGGGATGAACCACGCGGATGTTGACTATGTATGCAATCTTCTGAAGGAGTTTGAGAACCTAAAGTTTCATAAGTGAAAACCCGTTGTCAATAACTATGCTTTGACCAGTCATCGATGTGTTCTTGAAGCACATGTAATCAATCATATGACATATATCACCAGCATCGGTAAAACCTGGTAGTTTTTCAATTTGTTCATGTGTCAGGTTGCTTCGTGTCATTTCATTATCAATAGGACCAGGGAGTATCGCATTCACGAGAATGTTACGTTGTTTCAAGTCGACCGCGGCACTCCGTACAAGACCACCAAGGGCGGCTTTGGAAACAGTGTACGAAAATTTATGTGGGCGTGCTATAGAGTCTTGCCACACGGAGCTTATTATACACAGCCTCGCACCGTCTTTAATTTTGTTATTTTTTAATAGGTAATCGAAGGAACGTATTACGAAATACAGGTTGGCATCCATGACTTGGTCAAACCGATGTTCATCGAGTTGACCTATGGTGTCATTCGCGTTTGCACCTTGCGACCAAATGACAACGTCCAACGCAGGGATATCTTGTGAATCATATGCACGTGACACACAAAATATCGTTCCTTTTTCACGTAAACTCTCATGAATTGTGGAACCTATACTTCCCGTCGCACCAAACAGTAGAATGTTCATTGTTTATTCAGTGAGGTATCCTTTTATGGTTTCACAAAGATCATCGGTCACCTTGCATTTTTCCATGTCAAACTTGTTACCACACGGTACTATGAACGTGACCGAATCATTGGTCGTCTTTTTGTCGTTCAGTAGTAAAAATTTGAGCGCAGATGTATCGTACGTGTATTTTGTATCGCCGATTATTGTTGTACAGATTCGTTCAAACGTGGTATCGGAATACCCAAACAACTTGTTTACTGTGAGCATACCGTGAATTACAGCAACACCGTGTGGCATTTCATAGTCTGTGAGAATTTCGAGTGCATGTCCTATGGTGTGACCGTAGTTGAGAGCTCGACGAATACCCTTGTCAAACTGATCAATCTCAATCACAGACCGTTTGATAATCAGTGACAACTTGATGAGTTGAGTAACATCAAGGCTTTCATACATGTCCAAGACACCCCCGATGGCACACAGTTTTATGATTTCACCGTGTCCCGACTGTATGTCACTTTCAGCGAGGGTGTCTAGAAACGTCGTGTTAATGTAGACCGTGCTCGGGCAGCTAAATGTCCCTATCTTGTTCTTGACGTGCCCGGAATTCAGACTACTTTTTCCTCCTATACAGCTATCAGCCATCGCGAGAAGTGTTGTGGGATAATACACCCAGTCAACCCCTCTATTGAAGATCGTAGACACAAATGCACCAATGTCTTGTGTCAATCCTCCCCCTATAACAACAAATCGAGTCGGGTTTTTCGATATAGTATTCACTATGTTCATCACCGTCTCTATACTCTTATTCCTCTCTTGCGCATCGATTTCGTAAAAAAATGGATAATTTCCAATGTGATATTTCAACTTCGAGTCGATGATAACAAAATCACCTTCCACTATATCAATAGGATCATTTTTGAATTGAACCGTGTAATTCCTCGGCGAGGCTTTAATATCAATGGTATCTTTCACCATGTCATCGAGGTTATAACACACGCGGTGTTCGCCAATCGCGAATGATTTAAGAACTCGACTCTGAATGAGAGACACTCGTGAGTTCAATGAAACTGCTAGAGCCGAAGCATGATTCGCCTGCTGCTGAATCCATTTAAGTTCAAACTCGTGAGACGTTCGGATAGCTTCATCCCATACCGTAAAAAGACTGGGGCTCAGTTTCATAATCACAAAACGAGTCTCTATATAATCTAATAATCCTTCATAATACATACGTGAAACAAAATCAAGGGAAGATTGACTGAGGGCACCTCCCATATACGTGGGTTTGTTCGTTGACTTGATCTTAATGAGTGCATTCTTAATTATACTCTGTGTTTCGCTAGAATCAATTTCTGAACGAGATTTCCCCATCGACCCAATCAAATCGACCCTTCCAATGACAAAATAGTCGAGTGAACCGGCAATGCTCAATAGCGAATCTATGTTGTTGAGCGAATTGATAGTCTCGAGATTAACACCCCTGGAGACATCAACGAGATGCCGAGTCGCTTGAAGATATTTTTCAAGGGCATAACTTGTTTCGATCATAGGACCTACTATTGAATCACAGCACAGATCAACTGCATTTTTAATATCAGTCTTGGCTTCACACCCACCAACCTTGATGGCCAATTTTAGTCCATTTTCTGAAGTGAGTTTACGAAGCTTGATGATATCAGTTGCATTTGCACCCTCGTCTTCGAACGATGTTTTGATTCCCACGCAATTATATTTATGTTTCAGGTTCCTGGTGGTGATGTGTAATGTCGCAGTCGGTCTCAGGGTTAACATTGTATACAATTCGTCAGGTTTCTTTAACAAACATATTCACGCGGAACTCGTCTCTGGCCAAAAAAGGGTACATATCCTCCAATGGTTTATTTTCAAACGTCCCATCTGGCCTCATAAGATTCTGAAGACGTGGGTGTCTCTGCTGAACCATACACTTCACTTCAACGAGACACGGTCCATCGTGTTCAATGGCATCACACACATCTGTAAAGTACTGGATGTCCCATGCTTGGCACACCTTCTTAATGTCCGGGCATGGAACCTCGACACCAAACCGACGTTTGAAGTATGAATCTTGTGTAATCTGAATAGCCCCATACCCCCCGTTATTAAAGTACAAAACCTTGACTGGAACGCCGAGCGTCTTGATCGTCTGAAGTTCCTGTACGTTGTATTGAAAGGACCCGTCGCCGACGATAGCCCACGTAGTCCTTCCGCTTTCAATCGCGCATCCTATGGCAGCTGGAACCTCGAATCCCATGTCTCCATGACTGCTGAGGATGTATCGGTCACCTGGTTTCACTATACACTGATGCCACGCAACACAAAATATCGAACCAGATGATACGACTATATTTTCATACGCTGGTTTCTTATCAAAAAACGTCTTCATGAAATTGTACGGACATATATTCGACCTTGGATTTGGGAGTTCCCGTCCCCATTTTGACTTCCACTCGAGTGTTTTGTCCAACCACAATGTAGTGTCCTTGACTGGTAGTTGTTCAGTCTTGAAAAAATCCACGAGATCCATCTGTATCGTAGTTCCGTGAGACTCTTCGATGTTGATGGAGACGAACGTCGCCTCTCGACAAAACCATTCGGGTCGGTATCCGATGACAGACTTGCTCGCTCGGCATCCGAGACTGAGTACAAAATCCGCATTTTGAAGTGTAAAATTTCCCGGGCGGTCACCGAGGATACCAACTCGTCCGATATTAAATTCGGGTACCAAATCTGTACCAAAATACGAAGAAACAACCGGGATGCGATGCTTCTCTACAAACTTTTCGAGCTGATGAAGAGTCCCAGATGTACGAATACCATTCCCAACGAGTAAAACTGGGCGGCGTGCTAAGTTCCACGCATCCACCGGAAAGTTTGATTCAAGTTTCAATGAAACACAGGGAGGAGACCATTCCGATAGTGTATCAGGAACTTTCAAAGCCTGAATGTCCAAAGGTATGGAAAGCCACACCGGACCGTGTCGTCCGTTTGTCATATTCCACATACACTCATCGAGAACAGAACGAACCAGTTTAGGATCCCAAAGTTCATACGAAAACTTTGTGATATTCTTCACCATATCGATGATATCACAATCTGAGCCAGAATACGTACGTGTTGAATGTTCCAAGAACCTCACATTCTCTTTGTGTGGAACAGCGCCACTGATAAAAAACACAGGAACACTGTCCTGGTATGCAATCAGACACGGTGTAACGGCGTTTGTTGCGCCGCACCCCGCTGTGACACAGACAACACTCGGCTGCTGATTCATCTTCGAATATCCTACCGCACTATACCCGCACGGGCTTTCACCATGTTGATACACGACGTTCAACTTTTCACCGAATGCATCATTGAGATGCATAGCAAACCCACCCGTGACTGAAAAACACTGCGTCACTCCATGTTCAATAAGGTACTGTGTTATATACTCCGACACTTTCATTTGCTAAGTATTCGTCGATTCTTGTTTTTAAACTGGGTAAAGTCAACATATGAAGGTTATACTCACCCGTGTAGCCTTCATTCTTTTTTCCGTACACAGTCACTGAAAATCCAGCCATTTGTGCAATCTCAGACAGAAAACGTTTCTTACCAGGGTACACCATATTCAGTGGATAGCCAATGACGGGCCTGTCGAGTAGATATTCCATCACGCGCGCGACGTCGTGTACATGGAAAAAATCAAACTCCTGATCCACGGGGATAGTGACATGTCCTTCACGTTTTCCAGTTGCAAGAAAGCGCGTCGATGGTTCGTCGGGCCCGAAGCAGCCCCAGATGCGCAGAATCTGAAGCCGACGAGACTTGTGCTGCTCGATAATATACTTTGAAAAACCATAGGGGTCGTTCGGTGGGTTTGGAAAATTTCTCAGTGCTGCTCCGCTCGAAAAATAGTAGACTTTACACCTGGTGGCGTTCATCACGTTGAAAAACATGCGAAGGTTTTGGTCCAGAACCGAATTGTCATCCTCGCGAAGGCGACTTCCTCCAATGACGGCACAGTGAATAACAACCTCGTAATTGTGTTTTGAAAAATAGCTCGTCACTGCTTTGGCGTCGAGCAGGTCGAGCTCTTTGCGTGTCAGTGCTACACTTCCCGGAAATGAGCGCGCTAAATTTCGTCCTACGAATCCACCTGCACCTAAAATACAGATACTCATACTTGTTAGTCATGCCAAAGCTTTACGTGTTGCATTGTCCCGTGTCGTGTGGACAACGCCGTCCAGTACTCGAAGAACATCTCAAGAAGCGCGGGTTTGACAATGTCGAATGGATTACGGATTACTCGACGGAGCACCCGTACGTAAAATGGCTTCACGAGCGTCTCGGTGGTACGACGAGTCTTGCCCACATTTCTGGACTTGTAAAGGGTATGGAGATGTTTCGTCGTGTCGTACACGACAAGGGCCCAGACAAATGGTTCTGGAAGGGCGATGACGACATTGTTTTCATCAAAAATTGGAACGTACCGGTTCCGGATGAACTCATGTACGTCAACATGAGCGTCGGTGTGAATTTCCACATTCTTCCAGACGCTCGCCCCCAGTACATTGGAAACAACGGCGGTGCCGAGGTGTTTTGTTTTACACGGGAGTTTGCACAAATCTTTCTCGATAACGTCGATACCCGTCAGTCTAGCGACATTGTGATTCACGGTTTCTTGAATCACACCGGTCACCCGCTCGTGTGTATTCCCGTGGCACACCAAACCTCCCTCCTCGAGCCTAGAAAATCGACGCTCGAGGTTGACCAGACGCTCATGCCGTGGGTCCAATTCGTTCAGAACTTTAAGCCTACGGGCATTAAATATGAAGACTTGCGCAATGAAAGCGGTTTCTTTGCTAGGGACGACGCATGAGTATCCCGACGGGCCGGCAGATCCGGAACACCCGGCATTTCAGCGTCTGAAACAGCTCATCGAGCTCGAGTTTTACAATCACTTTGATCGTAAATTGAACATTACGAATTGGAATTATATATTAGAGAGAGCAGAGGCGTACAGAATTAAATGACCCACGTGTTCATCCCACCGAAGGGTCACGGGCTCGCAAACCTGTTCATCATGTTGAGCGACTTTTTTTACAACTGTCCGGGGGGTGTCGTGCACGAGTCGATCAAGGACTATGACATGGGCCGATGGCTCACGTTCAACTTTCCAATCACCGACCGAACCGACCTGCCCGTCTACGAGGGTCGGATATTCTTCAATCCAGGTGTGATGGAACACGTCCACCCGTTGATCCGTAAGCTCGTACAGCCCTCCCCGGAACTCGAGGAACTTTTGAAACGTCATTCGCATCTCGTCGACGGTGTGAAACTCGGCGTCCACGTTCGACGCGGTGCATCCGCCCCGGACAGTCGAAAGGTTGTTTCGCGCGATCAGGATACGTTTGCGTCGCAGGCGGCTGTCGAGCAGATGGTTCGCATGGCTGAGAATGTCAGTGGTCCCGTTTTCCTCGCCAGCGACTCACCCATGACTAAGCAGTATTTTCCAGAGACGTGTCGGACGCTCGACACGCGCATCGCCGTCGTTCACGGTGACGTGGAATGTAACCCGGATGACCGCGTCGGTATTTTTCTGGACTTTTTCTTGCTCAGCAAGTGTCCGCAGATTCTCGTGACTGGTGGGAATTACCCGGAGCTTCCAGGCATTTCGACGTTTGGGTACATGGCGGCAATTTACGGCGGAGCACGTTATCTTATTATAAAAAATAACTGATAATGTAGTGTATGAAGACGGCTATTTTCTGTCTGACGCGTGGGTATCCTCATCCATTCCTGTACTCTCGGCTCGTCGCTCGAAACAATTCAATTGAAAAATTCATCGGTAATTCACCTGACCTCGTGCTGTTCCACGAGGGGAACGTATCACCGGAGCATCAACGACTCATCGAGGCTGAAACACCCAGCTTGAAATTCAAATGGATCCATATTCCGTTTGATTTTCCGCGCGACGTACCGCTACCACCCGAAACAATCAGCACGTTCCAAGACGGACGATGCTACCCTGGGTACCACGTCATGTGTGAGTTTCATACATGCGATGTATGGGACCATCTGAATGAGTACGACGTCGTTCTTCGTATCGACGAGGATTGTATTCTGGAGAGTGAAAAGTGGGCGGATGTTTTCACGTGCGTATCACCCGACGTACCGTACCGGACGCCGATGTTTGACGTCGAGACGCACGAACTGACCAACGCGACCCTTCCGGTGTGGCTCGGAGAGGATGCTCCATTTTACGACCAGACGATGCCATACACGAACGTGTTCGTAACACGTATGGATGTATGGAATCGCGAGGATGTTCGATCGTGGATCAAACATGTTCGCGAATCGCGAGGGTGTATCAAGTATCGCTGGGGCGATCACGTCCTCCACAGCATTATTTTGAAAAAGTTTGGAATTGGTCACGGTACGATGGATGGGTACAATTATTATCACGGCAGTCACGACCGTCACGTCGCAAACATGCACCCGTGATTCGTGCGTGGTTTTTCGTTCTCGTCAAACCCTAGACCCATGAATCCATCCTCTGTCCACGAATCCTTCATCCACGGTGTGTCGCGAAACCCACACTCGTGAACATCGAGCTTCATCGTGTCCCACAGTTCCCGGCTCAGAAAATTCTGATCTGAGATGTACTCGTGAACTTTTGCATACTTGTTCATGTTGGATTCGGGAAGCGGTCCACCGGAAACTCCAAACATGCCCGCCATGATTTCATTCTTGTAATGTTCGTCATGGTCACGAATGACGAGAAACTTTTTCCCAGACTCGATCCATTCATTCACGCATCGCACGTCACGCCACGTGATGCGTGAATCGACGTCACGAATCAGAACACGCTCATGACCCGACTCGAACAACGGACGAAACCGCCAGAACGTCCCGTACGTTCCGTCGGGTTCGACGCGAACCAACTCGACATTCAGTTCCCGTAGGCAATCGAGGACGCGTACCGGGATGTTATCGTCGTGATAGACACGCATGGTCCAATCTGGAAAGTGCTCCTTGCACTGAATTGCATTGGCGAGCGCTCCGTACAAAAACATAGCCACGTTTCCAAATAAACTGTACGAAATGATTTTGGACAACGGCGCGCCGTTGGACAACGGCGCGCCGTTGGACAACGACCCGTCGTTGGACAACGACCCGTCGTTGGACATTTCCTTTTAAGCACTCGTAACCTTTATTTCAGTCAGCATCTGAATCTCCTGGTCGAGTGACACGTCATTGATGTTTGCGAACAGCGCCTTGGATTTGAGCAGACGCCGGAGTTCATCCACGTGTAAAAATTTGAAGAACCGTTTCTTCATGGTCATGTTCATGAATGGCATCTTACGGTCCCAGAGTGCTTGACACACGGGCCACGTGACACACCGCAACTCGTACAGCTCCGCCTCTTGGGCGTCGAGGCGTGGGAGGATGTTCTCCCTTAGGAGCCTCGATATATCTTCCACGTTTGACATCTAGAACTAAAATGGCTGAATAGTTCTAGATGGAAAAGGCGGTCTGGGACAACGTGATTGCCCCCGATTTACGACAACGACTGATTGACAAGTACGTTCCCGCTTCCCTCGACCGTCAGGATCCACTCGTGTACAAAGTGACTTCTTTCTACTGGTTGCTTCAGGAACTCGTCGGAAATTGGAAGTCTGGAAAACGCTTGACCCTCGAGCAAAAGACACAGCTGCTGCAGTTACTTGTATGGAATCTTTCGAGAGTGCAGCAGGAACAATCCGCTTACGATGAGTACGAGTCCGAGGTAGTGGTTCCAGGAATCGAAGCGTTCACCCAGGATAAAATACGCCGCCAGGGTTTCGATTATCCCAGAGAGACCGTCCCACATGCCATTGACATACATGACGTTGCCCTTTGCGAGACTTTTGATGAGGAAGAATATGACACCAGTGTATCCAGCGAGACCACCGAACAGATTGCCCAGTTGGTGCTCGCGTGCAAAGAATTTCAGCTGAAAATCGCCGAAGATTTCAGCGAGCGTGAGTCCTGCGAGATTGACTAGACTCATATAAAAAGGACGGAGGTTTTTTATAGAATGGGGACTCGTGCAGCCATCATCAGCGGCGTGACCGGTCAGGACGGTTCGTACCTCGCCGAGTTTCTGCTCGCAAAAGGGTATGACGTCTACGGACTCGTCCGGTACGCCTCTGAACAGAAACGCGAGCGTATCGATCACATTCAGGGTCTCAAGATCGTTCGAGGCGATCTTACAGATTCTCCGCGTCTCGCTACAATTATTCGCGATGTGGCTGCTGGTGATTACGAGCGTATTGAGGTGTATAACCTGGCTGCACAGTCTCATGTTAAAGTTTCTTTTGAGCAGCCTGAGTTTACTGCCAACGTCGATGCCATCGGAGTCGTTCGATGGCTCGAGTCGATTCGTCTCAGTGGATATCCACTTGACCGATTCCGATTTTACCAAGCTGGAACCTCCGAGATGTTTGGAAAGGTGGTTGAGATTCCACAGACTGAAACCACACCATTTTACCCTAGAAGTCCGTACGGGTGTGCTAAGCTTTTTGGATACTGGATTACAAAGAATTACCGAGAGTCTTATGGGATGTACGCCTGCAGCGGCATCCTGTTCAACCACGAGTCCGAGCGTCGCGGTGAAGAGTTTGTGACGCGTAAGATTACCAAGGCGATTGGTGCTCGTCAGTTTCCCATCGTGCTCGGGAACCTGGATGCCAAGCGCGACTGGGGTCACGCCCAGGATTACGTCGAGGGTATGTGGCACATCATGCAGCAGGACACTCCAGACGATTACATCCTGTCGACCGGTGAGACGCACTCGGTCCGTGAGTTTGTCGAAGTGGCTTTCGAACGTATCGGTAAGCGTATCGAGTGGCACGGGTCTGGTGACTCCGAATACGGTACGGACTTGATCACCGGTGACACACTCGTTCGCATCAGTCCCGATTTTTACCGACCCGCAGAGGTGGACCACCTCATCGGCGACTCGACCAAGGCTCAAAAGGCGTTCGGGTGGTCCCCGAAAGTTTCATTCACACAGCTGGTCCATCGGATGGTGGACAACGACTCTGTCCTTTCGACCGAAGGCCGAAAGTCCTTCCAGGCCTAGGCAACAACGGGCGTTGCCCGTTGGACTTTAGCGACGCGCTGATGCTCTGATGATCAGCATCCCCAGGTTCTGTGGGAGTGGGAAGTGACGCACGGTGCGTCGGGCCGCGGACATGTTTCTGACGATTGCACCCGAGGCTCGGATGGCTTCCCTCTCTCTAATTGTGAGAGGACGAGCGTTCAGGTTTCGGGACCCGTTGTGATAAATGACACGACGCGCGAGTTGGTGGTAACGCTTTTTGGAATTTTCCCATTCCTTGACAAGCTTGTTGCTTTGTCTTTTCTTGTTGTGTACATTTGGAAGGATTGCGTTGATTTCTTTCTGAACCTGATTAAGTTGCTGCTGAAGGGCTGCCACTGCTAACGGA